CTTTAATGATCGCATATTAAATAAAACTTCTGTTCAGAATGGACTTAGCGAGGCGTTGCTTGGTTATAACTTTTTGCAAGAAGGCACACAGCTATCACAAACGGCCACTTTATTCAAAAACGCTCGGTGGTATTTAGTATCGAACATGAGACAACTACTCTCTGAAATTTATGTCGAGTACGGATTGGTAAAAACAATTGTTGATGTTCCCGTAGAGGACGCTATGCGCGGTGGTGTTGATGTAAAAACTTCAGAGCTAGACGAGGACGACATATCGAAATTGCAATCTTTTATGGAGGAACAAGACGATTATGTAACTATAGGTATGGCTTTAAAATGGAACAGACTTTACGGAGGCGCTGGTATTATTATTATCAATAATGAAAAAGCAAGTGAAGAACTGGATATGGATAAGATAGACGAAGATTCACCACTGGAATTTAAAGCCGTCGATATGTGGGAACTATATAATGATAAGCAAAACACAGAAGGTGATTCTATAAATTTAGAAGATTCTCTAATGATAAAAACAAAAGAGTTTTATAATTATTATTCGCACAATTTGCATCCATCCAGGGTAATGATAATGAAGGGATTGACCCCACCATCGTTCATTCGACCGCGCTTGCGAGGATGGGGGTATTCTATAATGGAGCAATTGGTTAGATCAATAAATCAATATCTAAAAGCTACTGACTTAGGGTTTGAAGTTCTAGACGAATTTAAATTAGATATTTTTAAAATTAAAGGACTGGCCGACACTCTCTTGATGCCGCAAGGTGATGCTATAGTAAGGAAAAGAGTTGCACTTGCAAACAGTGAGAAAAATTACCATAACGCTCTAACCATGGATGCAGAGGACGACTATATGCAAAAGCAATTGTCGTTTTCTGGTTTATCGGAGGCTATGGACGGAATTAGAAAACAAGTCGCAAGTGATATGCGAATGCCAATGACAAAATTGTTTGGTACATCGTCAGCAGGGTTCTCTAGTGGAGAGGATGATATTGAAAATTATAATTCAATGGTCGAGTCGGACGTAAGAGCAAAAGCTAAATTTCATATCTTAAGAATTGTAAAGTTTCGGTGCAAACAACTTTTTGGATTTGTTCCTGATGATTTAATAATCGAGTATAAACCATTGAGAATATTAAGCGCCGAGCAAGAAGAAGGAGTTAAAACGCAAGTTTTTAATCGACTTCTACAAGCAAGGCAAGCTGGTGAAATTACCTCTAAAGAATTTAAAGAGGGATGCAACAAAGATAATTTATTTCCTATAAAGGTTGACGATTCGGCAGACAGCCTAGAGTCAAAAGGAAAAGAAGAAGGCGACACTCCTGCGGCGGCACCAGCAGCAAAAAAGAGCACACAAACAGCGCCTGAAGCGCCTAAAGCAAAATCATAAGGAGAGAGCATGGTTTATTGGCAGCCTGGAATAAGTTTAGATGATGTTGAAAAGCAAGTAATTGAAAAATGTCTCGGATATTTTCAAGGAAACAAAACTGCTACGGCTAAGTCTTTAGGTGTTTCGATTAGAACAATAGATAATAAATTAATAAAATATCAAAAGGAAAAAGATGAAAACAAAGTTGCAGTTAAAGACAAGCTACCAAGACTTTAAAAAAGAAAAGACAGAGCTGTCTCAAATTCCTAATGATAGAAAAAAAGATCGTGCTGCTAAATATGATCGTAAGAAAAGAAGTAGAGGTAAGCGGTGAGCAGACACTTGTATTCCGATCAAATAGAAGATCAATTGGCGCGAGAAAAAGCCATAGAAAGGTGTGATCTAATTTACGTTCATAAAACACAAACTGTATTCTATGAGATTTTTAATTTTATAGAGTGGGTAGATTGCCATGGTAGAATATACTTTAGAGAGCTTGTTGGCATAAAGAGAGCTAAACAATGAAGGTTTGGGTAATTATCGTAAATATGCCTAGCGGAAATACATGGTACTGCGGAAAAAGTGGCCTTCAATTTTCATTAACTAAAGAGCTAGGCGGAGCAACTCGTTTTTGCGGAAAAGAAAAAGCAGAGAGCTATAAGAATAAATTAATAGAGGCAAACACCATTAATCAAAATTTTAATAATTTTCTAGAAGTAAAGGAGTGCTTTTATAATGCAGATGAAGATATTGAGGCCAGTACACCTTTCCACTAACGAATTCGATCAACTGGAAAAAAAAATTAAAGAGCTTTTTAAAAAAGAAATATATCTACCGCTCATGGGAATACTACGCCCGGACACGCGAAGAGTTTTAAAAAATACTGTTGATGATGATTTATTAGAGGCTATTCAATCTGGTAGAGTAACTTTTTACAGAGGAAAATTTAGTGGAAAATTTAATGCACGATTGTCAAAGGCGCTTAGAGGAAGAGGCGCGGTCTACAATAGAAAAACGAAAACTTTTGACTTGCGGCTGTCAAAATTGCCTCTCGAATTTCGCATGGCGATCTCTTCATCTACGGATAGGTTCGATAGAGTTATTTACGCCCTACAAAAAAAAATCACTGAAATGTTGCCGGAAAAAATTGCCGACAAATTAGACTCGACTAAAATTTTTGACTCGACCATCTATAAAACTAATTTGGCTGTTGAGGAAACTTTAAAGGGCTTAGTCGTTGGCCCACAATTGACCGAATTGGCGCGGCAAAGAATAGCAGAAGAGTATTCAACTAATATGCAAAAATATATTCAAGAGTGGACGGAGCAAGAGATTTTAAAATTGCGTAAGTTGGTGGAAAAACAAGCGTTTGCCGGAATTAGATATGAGGACTTAGCGAAAAAAATAGAACAGAGATATGGTGTTTCTGCATCAAAGGCTAAGTTTTTGGCAAGGCAAGAGACGCATCTTTTAATGGCTAAATTTAAAGAGAGTCGGTATTCTGACGCTGGAATTACTGAATATGTTTGGAAAAATGTTGTTGGTTCTCCTGCCCATCCGGTCAGGCCGATGCACAAAAGATTGGACAACACAGTTCAGAGATGGGACGATCCACCTATCACCGATAATAAGGGCAGTAGAAATAATCCCGGCGAAGATTACAATTGTAGATGCTATCCTAGAGCTATAGTGAGGTTTTAATTGGGTTGTTACGACAATAAAGATGATTTTTTAGACTGGGGTATTCGTAACTCCGAATTTGATGAATCTAAGCATCCTAGAGGTGACGATGGTAAATTTGGCAAAGGATCTGGAAAAGAAAAAGATAAATCTTCCTTTAAAGTAAAAAAAGAATCTTCAGGGTACTACAGGATTGAAAAGGGAAATCAATCTTTTCAGGCAGAAAAAAATGAAGATAATGGAACATGGAACTTAAATTTGATTGAGAAATTTAGTGAACAGCAGGGCGGAGGAGAGGGTTCTAAGTACATGGACACTTTTGAAACTCTTAAGGAAATTAAAGATTTTATTAAAGAATTAAGCTCAGATGAAAAGAAAAAAGAAACCATGAAAAATATTATGAACGCCTTCGACGAGAGTAAAATTAAAAGAGATTCTGATGGGAAATTTGGCTCTGGTGGTGGTTCTGGTGGTAAACTTTCAAAATCTGCGGACGATATTAAAACAAGAAAAATTGACGGTACTAGGCTACAGCGCGGAGTATATAGCGCGTTTAAAGATGGGAAAATATCGGCCACTATTTTTCAGCACATGGACGATAATGGAATGTGGAGAATTGCCGAGGGAGATGGAACCAAAGGTAAAAAGATTGCTGAATTTAAAACGCTGACTGCTGCAAAAGAATACCTAACTGGAAAAGAAAAAGAAAAAAAGAAAACTACTAGAGAAGAACCAGAGAAAAATCCAGACGAAATCTCAGAGAGTAAACGGAAATACTTAAAGATATTGTCAGTTCAAAGAGCGGAAAGCAAGTTTGAAAGAGGTGAAATCTCTGAAAAAGAATTTGAATTTGTGAAAGATTTAAAAAAACAAAACACTCTAGATTTATTCCATGAAAAGAAAAACACTATAGGAAAACAGAGGTATGGTTCGTGATATTTAATATTAAAAAGAAAATTCAAAACGCTCAAATCATGCCGAAAATATATTACGGCCTACACATGACTGAAGGTGTGGCTGAATATCGTGATGTTAATTACAATGCCGGAGAGCCTTACAGAATTTTAGTTCTTGAAAAAGCTATAAAAGAAATGGACCCCACGTTTGCCGGAGTGCCTCTATATGTAGGACACGTTGACGATGTTGACCCAGAAAAAAATGTAGAGAATGCAGACGGATATGTAATTGATAGTTTTTTTAATAAGTCCGATGGAAAACATTGGTGCAAGTTTATTGCAATCTCGGACGCCGCGCATGATGCCATTGCAAAAGGCTGGCAATTATCAAATGCCTATCGAATTACTCAAGCTGGTGCTGGAGGCAAGTGGCATGCTGTAGACTACGCGCAAGAAGTTCTTGCTGGGCAGGGCGAACATATAGCTGTGGTCCAAGATCCACGATATTCTGAGTCAATAATATTGACTCCAGAAAAATTTAAGGAATACAATGCAAAAAAAGAGGGCGAACTTTTAAAGTTGGCAAATTCAACAAAAGAAACAAAAAAAATAAAACCAATATCTAAAGGAGATACTTCAATGTTTAATTTTTTCAAAAACGAAAAAGTCGAGAATTCGGATGAGCTGGCCAATATGTCTGTGGTTTTACCTAAAAGTAAAAAAACAGTAACTCTGTCTAATATTATAAATGAGGCTGATAAGGCTGAAGTTGATAAAGATAAAGAGAAAATGTCCAATGGTGATGAAATGGTCGAGATTGACGACAAGAAAATGTCTGTCAACGAAATGGTGGAGGAGCTTCAAAATTTCCGTAAAAAGAAAAATGAAGACGATAAAAAAGCCGCAGAGGACGAAAAACAAAACAAAAAGAATATGGAAGATGCTGACCACAAGATCATGGAGAACATGGACGACGAGGACAAAGAAAAATACCAAAATATGTCTGACGAGGACAAAGAAGAATTTAAAAACATGATGGATAAAGAAGAGAAAAAAGAAAACGAAGAAGAAGATGAAAAAGAGAATGAAGAAGATGATATTGAGGTTCTAAATAAAAAGAAAAAGAATTCTAATTTTGAAGACCTTAAAAACGCGCACATTAAAAACGCTGCACCAGTACGAACACTTGAAATTGGAGCGGATAAAATTGCGAGAGGAAAATCTAGATACGGTTCATAAGTTAAATTTAATTATATAGATGAAATTAAGTTAAAAATTAAAAGGAGATAAAAATGCAATTACAAAATCAATTTGAACAATCAGTTATCAAAGGTCTAATGGACCTAAAGTTAAATCCTACAGTTATGTCTTGCCGAGTTAAAGTTGGTGAAGCTGTTGATCTTATCGCTGGTCAAGCTGTCACTATGGTAGATTCTGCTGGTGGTTCTCCAGAAGTCACAGCCGCCCTTGATGATGCCGACGATATTTTTGGTTTCGTTGCCTACAATCAAAAACAGCCATCTTTTTCCGCAGGAGAATCTCTTGAGATTGCATTCGGTGATGGTAGCGTAATGTACCTTGAGGCGAGTGAAGCTATTGCGCGAAACGGAGAGGTTGCCATTGTGGTTGCTGGCTCTAAAGTTAAAGCGGCTGTTGCCACTGACCGTCTTGTAGGTCGTGCTATTGACAAAGCCTCTGGCGACGGAAGTCTTATTAGAGTTCTTATTATTTTGCCTGGTTTAATTAAAGCGTAATAAATAAATTATTTAATTTTTTAAAAGGAGAATGTAAATGAAATTTCAAATTCTAAACTCAAAAGGCGAGCCAATGGTGCTTAATGAAAAAGAAGCAAGAATAGCTCAAATAAATCAAAGAACAGTCAACGCTCTCGGTTATGAAATTGATATAACCACGTTGACAACTATTATGAAAAAAGTTTCTGAACAGAAATTTTTTGAAATTGCTCCTGCCGACTATATCCCGGTGCGAGTTGGTGAAGGCGCTTGGTCAAGCCAATTAACTACTTATCGCTCGTTTGCACTTGCTGACGACTTCTCTACTGGTATTATAAATACTGGTGGTAGTGACAGTCGCCTTGCCGTTGCAGATAGCGGAGTGGACAGTTTGTCAATTCAGGTTAAAAACTGGGCGAAACAAATTGGATGGACAATCATGGACCTTGAGCAAGCTGCAAAAGCTGGAAACTGGGATCTTGTAACCGCTAAAGAGCGAAGTCGTAAAAAGAACTGGGATTTGGGAATTCAAAGAACAGCATTCCTTGGTTTAAACCCAACAGTTCTTGGTTTGTTCAATCAGGTTGGCGTTACAAACAATACCACTCTTATCATTAAGCCTATTAGCGCAATGACTGGAGCTGAGTTGAAAACATTTGTTTCTCAAGTTCTTGGTATTTATCGTGCCAACAACAATAGAACTGCATGGCCGACTCACTTTGTAATTCCAGAGGATGATTTCTTAGGTCTTGCTGGTCCGTCTTCTGCCGATTTCCCTTTGAAATCTGTATTGCAAGTTCTTGAAGAAACTTTTCAAACCATGACTAAAAATCCTGCGTTTAAAATTCTTCCTTGCGCGTATGCGGATGCGGGCGCTCCACAAGCGGTATCTGCCACTGACGACTACTATGCGCTTTACAATAGCGATGAAGAGTCTTTAAGAATGGATATTCCGGTTGATTACACTAACACTCTTGCAAACAGTGTTGATAACTTCTCGTTTAACAACGTAGGTTACGGACAGTTTACTGGTGTTCTTGCTTATCGTCCAAAAGAGCTAATGTATTTTTCTTATACTGTTTAAGAAAAATAGCCTTTATTATTTTAATAGAGGCCGAGTTATTTCGGCCTCTTAAGTATTGGGGAAACCATGGCCTATATAATTCCTTCTATAGAGGATTTTAAATTATATTTTACTAGAGATTTTGTCTATGGTGTTACAGTCGATACCGTTAATGATGCCGACTTAACAAAGGCAAGAGACATTGCTATTTGTCAAATAAATGAAGCGTTATTTAAAACTCAAGGATATTTCGATATTGGTTTTTATTATTTAATGGCACATTTTTTAGTAACTGATTTAACAGCGTCCACGCAAGGCTCGTCTGGTAAATCAAGTTGGATGTCAAATTCTCATAGTGTTGGCTCTGTATCGGAGAGCTATTCAATACCATCGTCAATTACTGATAATGCTTATTACTCTATGATTGCAATGACTAGCTATGGTCAGAAATATTTAATGTTAATTTATCCTTTGCTAGTGGGACAGGTTTTTACATCAAAAGGCGGTACAAGAGCATGAGTGATGCCTTCGAGTATAATGATAAGGGATTAGGAAAATTAATTAAAGCGTTTGAAAATATCCCTTACGTTAAGCTCGGCATATTAGGTGACTCTGGAAAAAATACAAGAAAAGACGACGTAGCCTTAACAAACGCTGAAGTAGGCATTAAGCATGAGTTTGGTGATGGAAAAATGCCAATGAGATCATTTCTTAGAATGCCTATAACGGAAAAATTTCAGGCCGCTCTTGAGCAGTCTGGTGCATTTACAAAAGAAACAATAGATCAAGTAATTAAAGAAAAATCATT